TTATCGTTCCTGTGTACTTCACGTTGTCATCGGTCTGTGTTCCGAATACTATGTCTCCGCCTAAGTCCGAGTTTAGTGCAGATACTACCTGTGCATTAGATAATTGTGTATTCGTATCAGTAGTGAACGTCAGATTACTCTGCATGTATGATTGTAGAACGGAGATGTCCATTCTCTTCAATACACCAGCATCGTTTAGAACCAATTCATCAGTAGAAGCAAGTCCACTTGTCAGTGCTGTTTGTCCGGTGATATCACCAATGACGAAGTTAGATGCACCTGATGAAGAAAAGTTCTGTGCAGCAATATAGTCAAAGACAGCATTACCAGTGACTAGACCCGCTTCCCCATCTGATACTCCACCGGAACCATCAGTAGCAACTGTCTTCACAGCAGCAGCACCTAGACCCAATACTGTTCTTGCAGCACCAGCATTAGCAGCAGTAATCACTCCAACCATAGGAGCAGTCGCAGACCCTGTTCCACCACTAGAAACTGCTAAGGTTGCAGAAAGACCTGCTGCTGTTCCTGTTGTGTTTTGATTTAGTGTAGGAATATTAGTAGAATGAATAGTACCTGCACTAGACCCTGCCCAATCTACATGTTCTGCTGCTACGAAACCTGCTAGGCTATCGTGATTTATTGCTGCTTGGTGTTGAGTGACGTTTGATTCAGCGATTCTTGCATCTGCAAAAGTCCCTGAAGTAATTTTAGATGCGGCTAAAGCCCCTATCCTAGCAGCAGCAACAGTTCCTGATGTTATTTGTGAACCGTTCAATGCAGTCAATGATGCACCTGAGCCATCAGTGAGCAGAACTGTTCCTGTTGCATCAGGTAGTGTTATCGTCCTATCTGCTGATACAGTTCCTGCTTTTAGAGTCAGTTCATTGGCATCTGCCACACTACCCTCAAACACTACACCGTTGGATGTTGTTGTTGTTTCTACATGGGTAGTAGTCGTAGTTCCTGTGACAGTCAGATTTCCTGCAACGGTCATGTCATTGTTCACAGTGATGGTTCCACTGCTAGTTGTCCCAAGTGAATAACTAGCGACATCATTCAGCAAGGCAGTTATCTCGGATGCTGTTTGGTCAGCAGTTGCATTTGCTTCAATACCATCTAACTTTGCTCCATCAACAGATAAATCTCTACCATCAACAGTTTGTGTACTTGAGAAAGTAATATTTCCTGTCATTTGACCACCGGACCTAGCCAACGCTGCGTCAGCAGTGGTTCCCTGTGCGGCTGTTGCATAGTCAGAGGAATCGAATGCCTTTACTTGTGCTAGATTCGTTATCTCTGAATCCATCAATGCACCTGCGGCAGTGACGTTATCCGTATCTGTGACATCAGCAGATGCTTCAATGGCATTCAACTTAGAGTGGTCTGCATCTGTAAATACATTAGAGTCTGATGCCGATTCAACTAGTGTCCTTATCTCAGATGCTGTTTGGTCAGCAGTGGCACTAGCCTCGATAGCATTGAGTTTACTCAATAGGGTATCTGTAAGATTATTCGTGTCAGATTCATTGAAAAGTGCTGTCTTTATCTCTGCTCCTGTTTGGTCGGCAGTAGCACCCGACTCTACTCCTAGCATGGTTAATACATCAGCAGGGGCTATTTCCTCGATTATACCCGCACCTGCACTATCCCTACCTAGTAGTCTATTCGTAGCAGAGACATTCTGCATCTTGGCATAGGTCACTGCATCATCAGCAATCGTAAGTGCTGTTGCACCTGTGACATCACCTGTATGTGTGGCGTTGGGCGTTATACCCAAGTCATTGTTAAATCCTGAGAGATTGATGTTGCCCTTTGTCAGTTTCTTCTGTGCGTTTAATGAGTCAACGACGATGAAGAAATCACCATCTCCATCACTGGTGGAAGTAGTCAATTCAGAGAGGTCTACGTCTAGTGTGATAGAGCCACTGGTATTACCACCGGTTAAACCAGTACCCGATACGATTGCAGTTATATCACCGACATTGCTAGTGAATCCAGTCGCTGTGTTGTCAAAGGCAGATAGTGGAATATTACTGGCAAGGATTCTCTTCCCTGCTCCTGATGCAGCAATATCTGATATGATGAATGTATCCTCATTGCTTACTGTACCGCCATCATGGTCGAAAGCCGTCGTCTTCTCTGAAAAGTTAGCAGGGTTCAATGCACTGCCGTCATTGTTCAATGCGGATATTGGTATTTCCGATATTAGTTTCCTCTTCTGTGAGCCATTGTCCAGTATGACTAACTCATCCTGTGTCCTATCCACGCTTTGAGTCATATCTGCTAATTCACTCAAATCAACGGCTATCGTGACATTTCCATTTGTTGTACTAGTGTCTATCAGATTGCCATCAGTGACACCAATCAAAGCAGTTGATGTGCTTGTTGCGGTGACATGACCATTACCGTCAATAGTTAATCCATCGATAAAAGTGGCTGTAGATGCTGATACAGTTGAAGCCCCGCTGATATTGGGGTGAGCCGTTAGATACGTGCTTGAGTCAACACTGCCATCTGCTTTCAAAAACTCAGAGGAACTCCCACCGCTCTTGACGATACTACTACCTGTTATCGTAGTTCCATTTATCGTTCCGAACTGTACGTTGCTATTTGTGGCAACTGCCTGTCCTATGGATATCTCTCCTGAACTTATCCCCACACCAGTACCAGCACTGATATGCGCTCTTACCTCTGATGCAGATGGGCCAGTATAGGTAATTACACCAGTCCCGTTGTTGTATGCTAGGGAACCATCGCCACCTGAGTCTGTGACGCTTATCTTTCCTCTTATCGTGGCATCTGTTATGGATAGGTCGATAGCACCATCACCACTATCATCGTATGCTGCTGTTATGTTGGTATGGCTTCCATTTGTGACAAACTGCCCACCGACTACATCCTGCACTCTCTCAGTCGTATGGTAGAGATTGCTTCCCTCGCTCAAGTCACCTGTATCGAGATTGTTCAGGTTCGCTACCTGAGTCGCAGTAGATGCGTTTCCTGATAGTGTCGCAGTTATAGTGCCAGCAGAGAAGTTTCCACTTGAATCTCTAGCGACTACCTTTGATGCAGTATTCAAATTCGTAGCATCGACTGCTAGGGTTAGTGCTGCTCCTTCACTTCCACCATTCCCACCAGTGAGGAAACTTCCATTTGTTATTGAAGTGACATAATTACCTGTAGTGTCTGTTCCTAGAGCAACGCTATCTGCGACTATTGTCGCATTGAGAGTGACATCACCAGTGCCGTCTATTGATACAGAACCCGATAAATCAGTACCCAAGGTTATCGTTCTAGCATTCGCCCACTGAGTTGCAGTAGCAGCATTACCGCTTATGTCACTAGTCGTTAGTGCAACAGTACCTGCTGTTGTTGGCAGTGTTATCGTTATGTCTCCTGATGGATTACCACCGACTAGAGTTGTTTCATTGTTATCAGCAGTGGACCCCTCAAAGACAACTCCGTTGCTTGTGCTTACTGTCTCAACACTTGCTGTTGTGGTTGTTCCTGTGACAACTAAACTACCGGGAATAGTGATTGTATCATCGCTATCGCCAATGGTAAGCGCATTAGAAGGCATACTTGCGTTGAGTTGCGACTTCAAGTTAGCGAGAGTCAGATACTTGTTGGTCCCCTCTGCCAAGTCACCAGTATCGTGATTCGATAGAGAACTGACTGTTCCTGTGACGTTTCCTGTCACATTACCTGTCAATGCAGCACTGATTGTTCCAGCACTGAAATCACCGTTGCTGTCTCTGAATACTATGGTGCTTGCTGTATTCGCATTCGTAGCATTGGATGTGACAGTGAATGTTCCTCCCTCTGTATTTACAGCACCGCTAATACCATTTCCTGATGTAGCCCCTTGAGCGACATATGAGCCTGTGGTCTTTGTTCCAAGTGCCACGCTGTTATTGTCTATGGTGGCACTCAATGCCACAGCACCAGTACCGTCGAAACTGATTGCATTTGCAGTTATATCACCAGTTATTGAGAAGTTCCTAGCATTGGCTAATGCTGTGGCAGTGCTTGCATTTCCAGTCAAAGCACCTGTGAATCCAGTTGCTGTCAACATACCTGTGGATGGGTTGTATGTCAATCCCGTATCTGTCTCTGCACCTTGTCCACCTGTAGCACCATCAACGAACAATGGGAACACTGTCTCATCTGTTGAGTTATTGGCAGATACTGTGATGTTTGTCGCAGTCGTGGCAGTGGTTGCAGTATCCGCATTACCAGTGACATCCCCTGTGACATTCCCTGTGACATTCGCAGTGATAGTGGATGGTAGTCCTATAGTGACTGTCTTGTTGTTCTCTACGACATCGACCTCGTTGTTGGTTCCTTGTATCGTTAGAGTCTCACTAAGAGCGACAGGCGAGGTGTTTGAGCCATCTGATATAGTGAATGTACTACTTGCTAATGCACTTGTTGGTATGTTGGATAATGTATTGGATGAACCACTTATGGTTTTGTTAGTTAATGTATCAGTAGTGGCTTTACCAACTAATGTGTCTGTAGCACTGGGTAGGGTAAGTGTTCCGCCACTGTTTACTAGAGTACCGTCAATTTTGAGTTGTAGAACCTCATCGCCATTCGTATCTGTGACACTGAATCCTCTTCCCTTGGCTGTTGCGCCGAAATGCTGTATCTTTCTATCAGTGGCATCTGCCGCCGAGGATTTGTTTATCTCTATGAGTGCTATTGGTATGTCTCCATCAGACAGATTACCCACATCAGTCTCAGACGCACCATCTGACTCATTTCCTCTCAACGCCAATGAGCCACTAGAATTCACTACTAGGAATATGTAGTATGTGAATGCAGCAGGGTCAAAACTACTGGATAGGCTCACCGAAGCCTCACTGAAGGATTGCAGTACATGGTTCTTGAAATAACTTCCAGCAGCGACAGTGAATGTAGTGTAAGTACCGCCATCGCTCTGTGCGATTGTCATTCCGTCAACGACATGATTACCAGCAGCAGCGGCATTCAGATATTGAATGATGCCAGTGTGCATCGAATCCGTATTATCGTCTATGACAGCGAGATTACCCATACCTGTGATGTGTTTTATCGCTCCTGAACCTACTGCTCCATTGAAATCCGTCATTAGGCCACCTCCAACTTGACTGTGAACGTCACACTATCACTTGCCGCAACAGGTCCAGTTGATTTGAATGTCACCCTAGTCAACATAACACCACTACCATTGAACACACCTAATTCTGTTGCACCGCTTGGGGGCAGTTCAGCCCCTGTATATGTCACATTCCATGTGAGAAGATTATTTACTCTTGTTGGAGTGACTGTCTTTTCTGTACCTACTTCGTGGTCTAATGTCTCTTGTGATGCAGCAGTCCCATCAGAACCGTCTCCTATTCTCACCTTCGTATAATTAGTAGCAATCAAACTCGCTAAGTTGTCTTTCCCATCGTTTACTATCATTACTCATCCCTCTCTGTGATATGTGGTGTATCATCTGTTATGTCTAGTCCTAGTTGGCTGTTGAATCCTAGTGTGTTATTGAATCCCAATGCGTTCTCGTTCCTCGATATCTGATACTTCACGCTGATGTTATTTATGTTTACAGTGTCGAGGAATAACTTGCCGATGACCTCTTGCTCGGAGTTTCTAGTTAGTATCTTCCCAAGCCCTACTTTCTGCTCTACTCCTAATTCACTTAGCCTCTCAGCGATTGATTTGTTGAATGTGTTTACTGATAGAGTCAAGAGGGATGTCAATGCGTTCTCAATCTCGAATACCTGATAATCTGCTTTTGGTATGTTGTGGTTGGGGAAGTCTAAACTGACTATATCTCCGGGTTTTATGAGTTCCATGCCCTCTTTTTGTACTTGTATGCTTATTTTTCTAGTATCCATCTGTAGGGTTCTTAGAGTCTGCTCTGCTTTTATCCTAGCATCGTTGAGTGATTTTACATTAGGCTCCACTACAACTACTTCCCTCGTTTTCTTATTGGTTGGGACTTCAGCCTCCGCTCTGACTGCATCACCGATTACTATGACTTTGTTGGCCTTATCGAATAGGCTCTTGTTGCTGTTTACTTGTGTTATTCTATTGTTAGTCAGATAATCGAGTTGATATGTCCTCAGACCATATGCATCATCTATTCTCTTAATGGTCATCTTCTTGTTCTCTATTGTATAATCCAGTCCCTTCTTAGTGGCTAGATAGTTTATCACAGAAAACGCATCTACGTCATTGAAGTTCGCAAGGGAAACGAATGTCTTTCTGTTTCTTCGTATTATCTCGTCGTATGTAGCAGGTTCAAATTCTTTTGAGTCAAATGTTATCGTATCTGATGTTATATTGGAAACCTTTCCTAGTAGGAATCCTTCATGTGTGTAGAGTACATCATCAACTGCGATATCCGTTGTTCCGGTGTATGTTATAGTCGTAGAACTAGCATTTCCAACATTCACAATCGCTCCTGTGTACTCTCGCAGTGATTGCTCTGCGTCCACATCTAGGGCTATTTCCTTCAGTATATCTGCAATCTCCACATCCACTTCAGAGCCTATTGAGAACGTCGTTCCTAGATATGCATTGACGGGATTGATATTGAGTCTCTTTGGAATCACGACCTCAAAAATCTCACCGAATGATACAACACCATCCCCACTCAACTTACCATCATATGATATGCTGAAGTCGCTTCCTGTGGTATCTATCGTAAGCGTCTTCTCTGCCTTTGTCTTACCGTCAGTGACATAAGCCTGTATCTGTTCACCATTCGTGAATATGTTATCCAATTGTGTCATATTTCTCCTATCGATATATGTTTGACTGGTGTTATCCATATTGTCTATGTCCAAGAATAGGAACATTGAGTGTATTCCTTCTTGATACTTCGTTTTTTGGTCCCTTCTCTCGGAATATCGTATATCTTGCGCTACATTGTCATACTGTAGGCCAGTATCGAATAACTTGTTGAACTCTATTTTATCAGGAGTATCCTCAAATGTGGTTTCTGCGACTCTCATTATTCGATAGTCTCCTGCTGTTATCGCCTTGTCGAATGTCAATGTGTGAGTAGCGATGTTGCTTGATGTTGCTCTTTGGTGGTTGGTTATCTTGGCTACACTAACAGTCGTGCTATTTTCGTCTTTTACCACATAGTATCCTACCAAATTAGGAACGAACTCCAACCAAAGAGCATCAGTGGAACTGTTCATTTCCTTAGCAACGGATGTTGCCGATTGTCCGATTTCTGAACCTGACATTGTGAGTATGGGCTTGACGAACATCTGCGCTCTGTATGCCTGTCCCTTGCTATCCGGTGGAAATAAGCCGTGATTACTTAATCCGTCATTATCGTGTTCTGTTAAGTCTCTGTAGTCGGTTCTCGATTCATTGACGTATCTTGAGGTAGTTGTCGCTGGTGCTACGAATGACTGCCCCTGTACAAATGTGGTTTGGTTTTGGTCATTGAGGGTTAAGGACATAATCCTAGATTTATCTCCTGATTCCTCTGCTTGCCATACATACCCGATTGTCATGAGGGTCGATGATGGATAGAATGAGAACAATTCATCCTTGTCATCATCATCGATATCTCCACTAGACGAACCAACGCTTCCTGTGATGTCTGCTATCTCAACATCCGATGATGTCAAATCAGGCATAGGAGCCAAAACTGTTCTCTGCAAAGACGGTTTGAAGTCGGTGAATTGCAACCTGCAATTCTCATAGAGATGCTTTGTCCCATCAAAGTCGTAATGAGTGAGTCCATGTGAAACATATCTCGCGTTGCTTAAGTCCGGCTTCGTGTTCAATATTGCGTGTATCACTTTAGATGTGTGGATGAATCCTGATGTAGCCATTCTGTTGACCGGATAAAGGGATGGGTAATTGTCATTGGTGACTAAACTACCACTATTGATAGCAAGTATGCTTGATACACTAGTATTGAAACTCGTCCAAAAAGGCAAAACAACATTAGGCGGGTCTTTGAAATGGTCTAATTCAGTGTAATTCAAGTAGTCTCTATCTATTATGGGTGAGAGTAAATGCACATCTATCAGAGTCTGTAGGTCATCGCTTTCCGATAAGTTATCTATGTATACGAAAGTCCCACTAGAGGCATCATCATTTCCGTTGAGTCCCTCACCGTCATCATGAACTATATTAGACGCATTTATTTTCCTAGTTTTAGCCGCAACCGTACCAGTTATCTTTGATGAATCAATATAGGATGTATTGCTACTGGTCAAAGATGTCACATTGCTAAGTGTTGTATTTACGACTGCTACCAATCTGCCATCTGAGAGATATACTGAATCTCCGCTGGTGAATGATATCGATGTTGATAGGGTTATATCAGAACCATTCGCTGTGACATTGTATGACCCTAATGGAGAACCTTCAGTATATCTATAATAGAGAGGATATTTCACCTTGGCTATTTCAGAAGTATTACGCAGTGACTCTGCATCTATCGGGTTGAAGTGCCAATCGAAAGTAGCCTCAACGAGTCTCATCACTCCCCATCTTCTCATCGCATTGGTGTCTATGGAAGCAGAACTGATAGTGGAGAAGTCATAGTTCCTATCTGATTTAGTCTTATACTTCGTCTTCTCAGTGTAGTTAGTGTGAGTTATCTCACTACCTGTTCCTACTTTATCATCCTCGAACATCAATCCTAAATTCGCCATACCGTGAGCAGCCCTACCTAGTGAGTTTGCTCTCTTGTATGAGAATGGAAGAATATCACCCAACCCGTATAACTCGTAGGGTATCGTCTTCCTGTCAATCTGTGTCAATGCTGATAGTGATTCCTCTCTCAAAGAGCCAAGGTGATGTATCTCTTTAGGAACGTGATTAGAGCCAGTGGTCACATTAGCGGTCAATGGGGATGAAGAATTTGAACTGGTGGTATAACTTCCGGCAACAGCACCCAAGTCACTAGTGATGTGAATCAAATCAGAATAACCCGAAATTTTCTGATTACGACTAGATGCATCTGCATAGATACTACTATGTGTGTAATTCAAAGTACCGGGACTGAATCTGTTAGCATTGTAGAATCGATATAGTTCTTCTGATTTTGGGATAGTGGTCAATGAGGCTGTGCCATTAGCACTATTATTGACCAACTTATGCAAGTATCCTCCCAATGGTATATTCGTATTAAGGTGGTAGAACTTACCATTATCCAACCTGCCCAGTACGACTGGGAAGGATGGTGCGAGTCTGACTAGATTGTTGTTATCATCTATGTTCTCGATACTCACCACAGACAGGCTCTCTGCACTGAATGTCCTATTTACCTGCGCTACTGACTCGAATCCATCATCAGTACCCACTGATAGCAAATGAGCAGAATCCCCATTCAACGAATCAGTTCTAGAAATATGATACCCCAAACTACCGTCTTTTGAATACAGCCCGGTATCGGATGTTGATACCAGTGATTCACCTGAACTGACTAGTGCGCGACTACTATCGAACACACCTAACCTCGTTCCAGTAGAATACACTAATCCCTTCCCTGATATACTTGAGAAGTCTGTTGTCTTTGTTGTTTCTAATTGGTTTGACAATAATGCTTTCAACCCTGATATTGATGTGGTTTTCTTGTATATTTTTATTTGATTATTTGAAGTGGCTTTCAGTGCTGGTGCATTTAGATATATGATGGTGTTATTTGTCGATAGAACCTCCCCTATCAGTTCATTCGCGCTATTGTACAACAAATCACCAGCACTAACGGACAATTCACCAGTCGGAAGAATCTGAGTATCGCCCACAGCAATTGTGTTCCCGTTGGATGGAGATGATTGTGATATGGTCCCTGTTTCAAATAATGTGGAGTCCACACCGGGATTGCTTGTCGAATACACTATATCATTCAAATAATTCAGATTACGGGTGATATTGGTCGATAGTAAATCTCCAACCTCATCTCTTCCTGTGAGTTGGAATGTCAATAACCCCCCTTCGTTCTTGCTTTCAGTATCCTCAACGAACCCCTTGAAGACAGTCTCATGCAATGTGTATCCGCCTGAGAGATAATACATGAACGGGTAGTCACTTTGGTAGTAGTTGGTCGCGTTATTGGTGAACTCGATATACTTGTGTACCGCATCTCCCTTTTCCAAGTCGATGTAGAAGGAGGTATTGTTCGCAGTAGACAACTTACTGTTGTATATCGTGGTGTTCTCCTTGGCTATGGTTCTGCCATCAAGGGTTATCCTATCAGACTCATCGACCTTTATCTTGGTGTCAGATGCAAATTCGGTATTCAGCCTGTGCTTCCCTGAAGTGGATAGTGTGAATGGCGCATATCTGACTTCCTTGTTGGTGAATGAATGCACAGTATTCGTAGCAGTAAATGTGTTTGCCGTAGTCAGTTTCCTAGCCTTCGTCGTTATTGCCTGTGTTCCTGCCGTCAAATTTTTGGTGTCTATGCTATTTACAATGTAGTGATATCCATCTATCTCTAACATCGAGTTCACACTCAATAGTGCCTTGATATCATATTCATCATCCATAGTAAGTATCTCAATGACATTACCAGCATCATGAGTAGCGTTGTATGGGGATTTTATCGTCTTGATACTACTGTTGTATATTCCGCTTCTTATGTACAACTCATCCTCTTCTCGATACTTCGTATGTGCAATACCTGCATTGTCTGCGAATTTAACAGAGCCGAACTTACTTATCCTGTTCTTTGGTGAGTTCGTCTGAACCTCCATTGTCGTAGGTATTCTGTTGTTCTTGAACTCCTTCTTATCGAAGTAGATGTATCTCCTAACATCATGTGCAGTATCACGATAGAAATCATTCAAGAATCCTGTTTGCACTAATGGCTGATAATCAGAAGCATCGTCTTTCGTCTTATCTACTAGAACAGCATCTAGCGTTTTTCTACCTACGTTCTGTATCGTTCTATCGAACTTTGCCTCTGTCATAAACCAAGAGTCTTGGTCTGTCTCAGCAGATGCATTCTTGTTCTTGTAGAGGAAGGCATACTTAGTCTCGTAGTCCAATTGATTATCCTCATGCAGTCTTTCATTGTAGAAGTAGGCAGTTGGTATACTGATGGTATTCACTACATCGTACTTGTTCGTATTCGCATCTGCATCTCCCTCTAGACCATATGATACTGCAACCACACTGGTATCCGTCTTGGCTGGTCCCTTGTATATCTCAAAGTTAGTATCCTTTGGTATCACAGTGGGATATGCAGGTTCAAACTCAATGCCATCACCAAACTCATCGATTCCTATGACAGCAGTTATCCTAGCGAAATGAGGCTTGACTATGGTGGTATTTGCCTCACCTACAATCTCAGGGTTGATTAGAACGAAGTAGTCAAAATCCTCTAAGTCTAATTCTGTATACGTGAACTTTCTATTCGTGTCATTGCTTGCATTCTCATCCGAGTCAAATGTCTTTATCCTGAATGACTTTGTTTCCTCTTTGTTCTTGGCTCTTTGAGATATTGTGCTGCTTGCTGGATAGAGCCTGTTATGAAAAGAATTACTTATCGCTGTACCAGCAGTATCGCTAGAAAACGTAGCAGTCTTTCGTATCTCTATGAATGACTTATTCACCACAGTCGATAGGCCAGTTGTCTTGATTGTGGGAGTGACTGATACCTCAGTGAATACATTTGCTCTCTCACCTGAGTCTAAGTCTGCTATAGCGGCAGCGTCATACGTGATGCCACTTTCACTTACTCCGGCATTGAGTATATTCACCGCAGCCATCACTCATCACCGAACCTGTAGTAAAAGATGATGTCACTGTATCCTGCTTCTAGGGTATGGATGGATGCTGATGGCTGAACGCCCTTCTTCATACCTATCTCATACAACTCGCCCATGAACTGAGTGCTTACATTAGTGCCATCCTGTCCGATGAAGCAATCCTCATTTGTCATGTCAAATGTGAAACTAGAAATCGCTGTCTCTGCGACTAATGAGTTATTGAAGAACAACTTCAGTTTTCCACCCTTCTCCAATACGCAGGATACTTTGTACAGGCTATTGACGTAGAATGCCTCTTTAGGCTGCTCTTTGTATATGGTGCTTGTTATGGATGACTGTGCGTTTGACAGTGTTATCTGTGTGCCATTGACGCTTGCTACAGTATCGATAAATGTGCCACTGCTATCGTATATCTTGTTTCCAGCACCCAATAATCCCGTCTGACTCTGCGATACAGTGACGGTATTCGGCGCACCAGCGAATGCAGTCAATGTGACGTTGGAGGATGTGATGTTGGTATTGTCTAGGCTCATTGTCTCGTTAGTACCAGTAGTCGTCACTGTCAGTGTCAGAGTGCTATTTGACCTATTGACAGTAAGAGAGCCATTGTGACCATTCGCACTCTCTATCGCTAACTCCAACTGAGTAGCAGTTGCGGCTGTATCAGACGATGCCTCGAAGAAGACATATGTTCCATCAGTAGCGGCAGTGTTCTCATCCACAGCAGGTTTGTATTTTTTCTCTACACCAGCAGCATCCGTTATCGAGATGAAGGCGTTAAGATTCTGACCACCACTGATGCCTGTCTCTGTCACATTAGTTAGATTCTCCGTCAGAGTCAAAGCAGTAGTAAAGTCATTCAACTCGAAACTAATCACTCCCGTAGATGTGTTCGACCCGGTTATTATCGAAGAGCCGTTGCTGCTGACATCCGTGTTTATCTGAGCGACTAGGCTGTTCACGTTATTCGCTAGAGTTGAATCACCTAGGAAGAGCCTACTGGTAGCACTTCCTGAGTCACCTGTTATCGTCTTGGTTGTCCCTGCTAGTGATGCATCATCGCATGGAGAGAAGAAGTTAGTTCCAATTTTGATGAACTTGTTGTATGATGTGTCTGAGCCTTGCACCCCTGATGTGAAGGAGCCTATCGTGTGCAGCGTATCGCTGTTGTATGCGCTTGTCTCTGATACGGAACTGCCTGAGCCGAAGCCACCACCGACGTATTGCTGCTCTACTCTCACGACATTTGTACTAGGTTTACTAGCAGATGCCTCTGTTGTGGTATTGAATGCTGTGTTGATGGCACTTATGAGTCTAGTAGCAGTACCATCTGTATCACTATCTATGATTACTTTATGCACAGTCACATTAGCAGGAGTGGTTGTTGTCGTACCGTTATCTGAACTAGACCCAGTGAAATACTTGAATCTCTTTGTGACTGTGGTGGAAGAACCGGTCTTCATCGTTATTGTGAGGTATTGCTCTACAATAGCAGCATTCGCACCGCCTGATAGACCAGTGACTGCTATACTACTACTAAGATTTGACCCCCTAACAATTGTATCATTGTAGGCGGGTCCATCAGTATCTGCGGTCAGACTTAGTTGATTGCCCACTAGTGCGGATACTATATCGAACCCACTATTGGAAGTAGCCTGAAGAGCATTGATGGCAGCATGTAGATTAGAGGCTGCTGTGGTTGTGTTTGAACTGTAGTTGTATGCGATGTCATTGTTGTCATACCCTAGGGTGGAATAAGTACCCATTTTCTGCCCGTTATTGATAGTGACACCCGATACTGCATAGAAGAAGAAATCAGTTGTGTCTGATGTGATTTTTATTGCATCATTGGGACTTGCATGGGTTATTTCATTGTTAGATAAGTCCAACTCGACGGGTGCTGCTCCCATCGTGATGCTTCCTGTAGCAAAGGTAGCCGTACTGTCTAACGTGCCATCAGAAATGCTAGGAAGTCCTGCCATTGTTATGTCAACAGTCCTCTTAGTACCTGCTGTGTATAATTCACCCGAAGGTATGCTTCCCAACGTCAAACTTCCTGTTGCCTTGTCATTCGCCAGTGAGGTCAAATTACCAGTAATCTCCACACTGCCTTGTTCTAGGCTTAAACTAGCATTGGAGTCTATTTTCGTTAGAGAAGTTCTCATGCCGTTATAGAAACCATTTTCATCATAGTACCCATGTAATGTGCTTACTGGTTTTATGACAGTAGGAGAGTTAAGAGTCGTACTTCCTACCTTCGCTACTAATCTGTATTCAGCAGGTTGATTCACATTACTGCTTGTTTGATTCTCTAGGTAGAATTGGAAACTAGTGTTGGAGAAGAGCATCATCTTCTGCGCATATCGATTAGTTATGCCATTTGCATAAGAGCCGCTCGGACCCGTAATTTCCAGTGTTTTACCCTTCCCGGTTTGGCCGTTGCCATTCACATCATAGGGTGTAATCACTGCCTCGACGGTGAATCCTGCACCATGCGACCACAAATCTGTCTCGGTGATGTCCGTATGGCTCCCATATGGAATTTTCAGGAATCCATCACAGTCAACCGGGAAGACCAACGCATATGGATTCCCCACATATGCATTCGCCATTCAAATCACCTAATCGAAAAAGTTGTCTGCGATTACCTTGGCCTCTTCAAACTCCAACTGGAACTCAACGCTATTCGGCTGTTCACCCGCGAATGTAGTTGAGAAAGAACGGACGAATCCTGTGATTCCCTCAAATGTTTCAGCACTTATGGAATTACCTTCCGCGAAAGCCTCAACTGGACTATCAGTGAATGCCGTAAAATCATTATCGTATTCCCTGTTCTTGAAAGTGAAGGGTATGTCAATCTGACTACCGCGAGCAGTGAAGTCATTACCCACTTTACTTGGTATTAGTATGATGAGTTTGTTGATGTTTTGGTCATCTTGGAATGAAGATGAATCCACATATGAGTGAATCAACTGAGCCAACTCGAATGGCGTGAATGTCGCTGTTGCTGCATCACTTTCCGTTTTCTGTTTCTTTATCTCCTGTTCTAATAATATACCACTCACGCTGATGGTCTTACTTGCAAGTCCCATATCGAATGCTAGGCTCACTGATTCCCCTGTCACTGCGCCAGCCATAGGAACAGGAACATTTGGTACTGTCTTACTCGTTGTTATTGCTACTGACAGAGCATTCAGTGCTATTCTATTCACCTTTGCTCCTGTTCCTATGTCATTCCTTCTCTGTAATTCTAGGAATACCTTGTAATTACCAACTTCAGGTTCAGGCATTAGAACCTCACCGCCGTTGACCCTGTTCTATTCATCTGCAATCCTATCTCTCTCGATACCTTTCTCGCTATGTCCTTTATCTCCATATCGGAAGCCCCCACTCTCCCTGTGACTTGAACGGTTATGTTTGTCGTGCCACCCACCATGCCCCTGCTATTGGCATTTGAATAAACCCTTGAACCCATAGGAAGACGGACTAATTCGGGTCCGTTCTCTCC